GTTACCGGCAGCCCCGGCAAAGGCTTGCGCCAGTCCCCCGAAGCCGCCGCCCGATGAACCGCGGAAAAGGTTTCCCAGGCTACCGCTGAGGCCTCCGAAGAGTCCGCCGAGCGTGTTGCGCACAAGGTTCTGCAGCGCGTTGCCCAATAGATCGTTGAAGAAATCGAGCACGGCCCGCTTAAGGCTGTCGAAGAGAGTGCGAACGTCTGTAAAAGCCCTCGCCACGTTCGAGCCGAATCTTTCAAACGAATCGCCGACCGTCTCTATCGAATCGCCGAAACCCCGCATAAATCTTTCGACGTCCGACATTATCGGCGTGATCTTCGCCGGTACCTCTGCCGCAATCCTTGCCAGTTCGGCCAGCTCCTGACCGGAGAAGCCGAGATCCGGCGCCGCCACACCCGTCGCGGCCAATCGCGGCAATGCCTGGAGGTCAAACGGCGCTTGACGTCGCAAGACGACCTGCAGATTGGATTGCCGAATGCGCGCCAACTCAATTTCGTGTTCAAGCTTCGCGGTTTCGCCGAGGCCAAAATCGTTGATGAACCGATCGCGACGAGCGCCGACGCCGGTTCCGGTTCCGCCTCCGGTAATGCCCCCGCCCCCGGCGCCGCCTGTCGCCGCGCGCTGTTCCGCCGGGAGCATGGAAAGCAGACTTTTATTGCCGGTCCTGACGGCGAACTCTCGCAGTTCCTGTGGCGTGGGAGCGAGTTCGGGCTTGTTTATCCTTAAGGCGAAATTCTGACGCTCCAGTGGATTCAGCGCCGCCGCTTGCTTGGCGAGTTCCGTGTCGCGCGCCAGTTTCTCGAACTGATTAGCAACGGCTTGTTCACGCGGACCTAGAGATGGAGAAAACAGACGAGATGGGCTTTCGAGGACATCTTGAAAAGAGGCCGCCCCTCGCGCGATGAATTCAAATATGTGGCTTCGCGCGCCCAGCTCGACCAGTTTGCCGACTAGCTTGCCGATTTCGATCGTCATGGCCGTGATCTCTTTCGCCGTCGCAATGATGTCGTTGCGGTTCTCGGCAAACACCCGCGCGGCGGCCGATCCGTACTGTTCAATCTTCCTTACGGCGTCATCGACGACTACCAGCAAAATCTTGGTCAGTTCATTGCCGACCGGTCTGAGCGCGACAGTGATCCGGTCCCTCATTTTCTCGAACTGCCCTGCAATGCCCTCGGTCGCGTTCCGCAGCGCCGCGTTCTTCGCGCCGGCCTCCGTGAATTCTTCCGCGAGACGTTCGACCGTAGTAATACCCAGTCGTTTCGCGGCCGCGCGAATCGCTGCTGCGTTCGTCGGATTGTCGACGTTGAAGATTTCCTTGATCAATAAACCGGCAATCGGTGATTGGCCGATCAGCTCTTTCAAGTCCTGCCGCTCGAAGTTCTGAGTGATGAGCTGGACGAAGTTGTTTACGAACTGGCGCGGGTCGCCGAGCGGACTGATGGCATTCAGCCGTCCGATCACCGGCAAAAGCCTGTTTATAGTCTGTTCCGTCACGCTGAACACGCGCAGTTGCGCATCGAGCGTCGCCGCGAGGCTCGTCGTCAGTCCGGGCGTCTTTTGGCTCAGCGCGAATAACGCAGCGAATCGTTTCTCGGCGGCCTCGGCGCTTCCGGTCAACGCCTTCAGCGCATTGACCTGCTTGTCGACGTCTATAGCGGCTTGCACTGCTGCGCGTCCGACTCTCTCCAGGAGCGACACGATACCAATAGCGGCCAGCGCGGCGAATGCGCCCCTTAAAGAACTGACGCCGGCGGCGGCGGTCCGCGTCGAGCGCTCCAGTTGATTTTGTACCCTGACCAGTTGAGTTTGCGCGCCGATCTGGGTGACGGTTTCTTTGGTAGTCTTGCCCAAGGCGGTTTCGAGGATCGTCTGGGCCTTGGTGAGATTGCCGCTCGCAGTGGCCAATCGAGCCTGCGCCTGAGCGAGCCTCAAAGCCGCCGCTTCCTGATCCTTGATCGCGCGCGTAGCGCCGCCTGAGCCGCCGCCACTAGTGCGGCCCAGCGCCGTATCGAGCGACTTTTGCAGCTTGCGACTGAGCGCGTCCATCTGGCGCGTGATCTCGCGGTCGTCAAGTCTTACTTCAATCAGGATGCTGTCTTCGTCCATTATCGTCGTCGCTTGCGATCCAATTCAGCTATCAGTTCCGCCGCCCGTTGCTTCTCCTGCTCTTCCTCGTCAAGCTCGCGTTTGACTTTCAAGCGGGCGCGTTCATGGGCGCGGAAACAGGCCCATTCCGTAGGCTCCAGCGCGTCAGGCCATGCGTAAGTCACGCTCTCTATCTCGGTCAGTTCGAACGCTGTCGTAATGGCCTGCGTCAAATGGGGCGGATGGTTCGACGGCTTCGTTTCCAATGCCTCGCATTCCGGTTCCCCGAATTCCTCCGAGCCGTGGCAGACGCGAAGCACGGGCAATTCTTTGTCGTATTCGCGCCGCTCGAATATCCGCCCCGACCTCTCGCACTCTTCTTCGCCCGGACAGGCGCGGGAAAGTAATTCGTGCCTCTTCCTGAAGACCCGGACCAGATACTCTTCCAGGTCTTTTTCGAGGCCCGCTATTTTCCCCGCCACGCCTGCGCGAGTTCCGTAATCACATCAACCTGCCATTCGCCAAGGAACGCGTCGGCGAATTTGTCTTTATTCGCGGGCGTAAACGTCTCGCCATCGACCGTGATCTCGTCATGGTTCCCTTCAGAGTCGGGCGCGACATCTATCAGCGTAGCCTTGAACAGATTCCGAAACGCCGTCTGATTCACGGCGTTCGTGACGAGTTTCGTCCTGCCCTGGAATTCCGCCTCACCGGCGTTCGCCGACTTCTCGAAGCGGCTCTTCTGTTTCTGGTCCCACTCCTTGAAACGCAGAATTATCGAGGCGTAAAACGCGCCGGGCGAGCCGAGGCGCAAGCGCACGGCCCATTCGCCGCCGGTGAAAGTCCTGACACTCTGATCGAGAAGCAGCGTCGCCTGACAGGCGAACAACGCTTGAATCGCCGTTTCCTTGTCCGTTAGCCGCATATCCGCCTTGAGCCCCGGCGTCAATTCAACCCAGGCGCCATTGTCGGAAACCAGACCCGGATAACCAGCGATCTCTTTGCCGATCGCGTCCCAGAGCCAGTGGCGCGGCGAATGAAGCTCGTCACCCTCGTCGATGATTTTCCCCGTGTTCGTGATCCGCTCGCTCGAGATCATTTTCATTTTGTACGTGGTTTCCTCGGTGGGCGTCGGGCGTCGAAGCCGGTGCTTCACCTTGATCTCTCCGAGCGGCGGCCACTGAATCGGAAAAGAGAGCGTGAAGTGCGCGCGGTTGAGTTCAAAGCGGCGGGTTTCGGCTTTGGATTCGGCGATCATTCCGTCGATCTTCTCGACTGCGGTCGCTTCGTTCATATTGCCTCCGTGTGACTGCTTGGAGGCGCGGGACTATCTTGACCGTCCAGCGTGACGATGCTGACTTCCTGAATAATCTTCAGAAAATACGGCGCGCATGCTTCGCCGTAGCTCTCGGGTGTTTCTTTCAACAACTTGGCGGCCTCGGATTGAAAGCGCTCCGGTTCTTCGCGGTAACGCCGCTCCCATTCGGTAAAAGCTCTCGCAATATTCTCTTGTGTAAACAAATCCATTTTGCCTCCTTGTGGCAACCCCGGTTAGTGAATCGGCCCGCCGGCGCCCCAAGGTTTGCGCCTGTCCCCGCAGTGATCAACCGCGAGTAAGCGAGCCGATGGTTATCAATCTAAAATCGGCAAGGGCGCCGGGCTCGACCCTTCCGGCTCTCCTTCGTTACCTAAGCCGTCTACTGCTGCAACCAGAGCGTCCAGCAATTCGCCGCAGTAGCTCGGATTGCCGTCAAATTCGTCGTAGCAGCCTAGAAACGCGCGCGCCGCATCTGCTACGCCTTTGACGTTTTGCTTCTCTTGTTCCTCTGTCATTGGTTTTATCCCTCCACAATTGGCGGCAGTTCAGGCTGCACAACGACAGCCTCTACGTTAAAGCCGTGCTCAAGCCCCGCGACGACGATGTCCCACTGGAACTTGTCGAGCACGTGATCGAAGATCACCGGCGCGTCCTCGTCGGCGCCGCTTCTTTTCAGAATTCTCACGCCGCCGTCGGATAATTTCTCAAAATACAAACCATCGCCTGAATGAAACATGCTTTTTCTCCTTTACCATTTCCCTTTCGGACATCTGATATTGCGCATCCGCGCCTTCGTCCGCTGATCGCTCAGCCATGAATCCGGGCAGCCGCACGCCCTGCAAAATATATTTGTCGGCGCTTGCGGCTTCGGCGGCTCGAACCTGACGAATTCGCACGTAACGCAAATCTCCAACCGCCGGTCGAATTCCCTGATTGACACGTCACCGTAGCGAATGAACGACCAGACGGCGCGGGCGAAACTAGCGGCCCTACTTCTGCCCACAACATCTCCGAATGAGATCCTTTGCCGCCGGCGTCGTGTCGTCAGGATCGCCGCGCAATGCGGACATTATTTGTCTGCGGCGAATTTTGAAGACGCTTTCCTCTTCCCAACTCATGACCTCGATGATCTTATTTGGCCAATAATAGTCGGGGTATTCGAGCTCGTGATTGAGCGCCGCTCGTTCTTCTTCACGCTGCGGAATCGGAATCACCGCACGGTCATACGTGACGCCGCGCAGCGCGAGACAAACGTGGTAGCGTCGCGTGTGAAACGCCGCCGCTTCCGCCGCTGGCGCTTGCGCGAGCTTCTTGCGCGAATAATTCGTCAGCTCCGCTTCGAGCGCCGCGCGTTCGGCGTCGGTTGTCGGAATAGGGACAGTCTGAGATGTGACCGCCGCGCTCGACGATTCAGCGACGGCTTTGGCTACAGACGCCTGCTCTTCGGGTTTGATCACGATTTCTGTGATTATTTCGTTTTTCGCCATATTTTATCCTCTGCTCGACTTCTTCACGCTTGGCTTTGAACCGCTCAAGGCTTTCGGCCATTCGGTCGGCATGGCCAGCGAAGAGATCGAGTATCCACCTAATGATATTGCTCGCTGCCTCCTGAGTGTCGTTACTTGCCATAAGTTTCAGTTGTAATCCGGCGACGCGCCATCGAGTCCATTGATGACTTCGCCTTTGATGGCCCCGCCCGACGTTGCGTCGAAGATCGGGAGCAGGTCAATTTGCAGCGCGGCTTTATCACCGCTGGGAACCTCGGTGATATTCGCAATCCGCGCCTGTGGAATGATCGCAGTCAGTTTGGCCGGAAAACCCGCAGCCAGTTCCGGCCCCAGGATCGAAAAAGTAACGTCCGTCAGAACCATGTTCTGGGCGTATTTCGGCCGCTCGGGATCGATCGAATCCAGCAGAATCACGATCTGCGCCGCGATAGTGGGATCGCCGATCGATGTCTTCGAGATATAGCTTGCGGCGCCCGCGCCCGCCGTAGTCACCGGGTCGTCCTCGATTTGCTGCGGATCTGTCGCGCAGCGGTCATCGGTCAGCGCATGGTTGTTGTTCAACGCGACCGACCACGAACGAAGCGGACAGCCCGAGGCCGTAGCGAAATCGCGCAAGCCGTCGGGATCCGTCCACTTCACTTCGACTTTCGACAGCGGGCATTGAATGAACGATTGCGTTACCGGCAGCGTGAATGAGCCGGCAGTTGTGTCCGCCGACGTGGGCGCGGCCGTAATGCCGGTACAGGTTCCATTGGCCAGGCTGATATTTAGCGTCGTGTCGTTCGGCGCGGTGTGGCGCTTCGTCAAAACGATCGAAGTACTCGCGCCCGACACGACGAAGAAATACTTGATCACCGAATGGGCGGCCAATGCGATCCGAACTTTGTCGGCCCATTGCGCAGCCGTGTCATTGAGTAGGACCGCGACGGAAACCGTGATAGGCGAACCAGGCAAGCCCGACGCGGTCACAATTACTGTCGCGTTGCCCCCTAGCGTGATCGTTCCGGCGGCCGTCGCCGTCTCGACTTGCCGCGTCCCGATCTGATGCGGTCCCCGGTGCTTGCCCGAGGACAGCATGCCGGTTATGACGCGCGGTATTGCCGCGCCCGCCTCCTGCCGCATCTCGAAGCTATCGACGACGCAGCCCGCATGAATCGAACTGGCGCCGCCGAGTTCGGAAATCGCGTTGAACGCGGCCAATTGCAGCCCCTCGGCGCCGGGCTTCTGATTCGCGGCATGCTTCCAGGCCGCGCCCGCCGAAACGAGTGAATCAACGACAGTTCCCCCGAGCGCGCGAAGCCACAGGCGACCGAGCAGATCGAAGTCCGCCTGGGCGTCTATTTGCGCGCTCATCGGCAGCCAATAGCGGTTGCACTGGAATGTGGCGTATGGATGGCCGTTGCCCGCCGTGCCGGCGTCGTTCTCTTTTTCCTGCGTCGGCAGCACTACGAAGGGCGAGCCGATTCGAGCCAATAGATAATTGGTTCCGGTTTCCTCGAAGGCGTTGAACGTGCCCGGCAGTTTGGAAATCCAGAACCTTGCGTCGCGTTGTCGAAAAAATGGCATATTTGCACCTCGTTATGAGCATCCGTAAGCGTTAATTACTCGCAATTGGCCGCGCGCCGTGCGAATCTGACTTATTGTCCCGGGCTTGAGCGGCCCGATCGAACCACGCGGAAAAACGATGGGGCCTGCGTATTGCAAAACGCCGGTCAACTGATTTGAGTCGCGGAACGCGTCAACGATCTTGTCCCGCTCGATGCTCGCTTTGTCGTCGGAATTCAAAGGCAGCGCGGGATTCGTCGTATCCATGCCTGATTGATATTCCGTGTATTGAATGACATCGAACCAAAGATCATAGGTCCCGTCGTTGTGGGTCGGATCGCTCGGAATCCGCCCGTTCTCAGTCACGGTAATGCAGTGAACCTTATCGTTCGTGTCCCGCAAATCATTTACAGCGCCTGTCTCCAGCGCGCCCGTAATGTCCCGATCCAGCACGAGCGGCGGCGGCGCGAGCGAAGCCGTGAATGTCTCGATGCGCGCGCGGATCGCTTTTCGGATTTCCACTTCGCTCGCCATCTACAGTCGCCCCCTTCTTCTTCGACGCTCGATCAGCAGTTTGACCGCCGGATGGACGAACGGACGCGCAGCGACCTTTACCGTTCCCCGTTCCAACTTCCCCGCATGCGGCGCGCCGATTCGCATCTGGCCGACGTTCGGAGCGGGAAATTGCGGCTGCCCGATCGAACGCAGCAATTCCCCGCTCCGTATCGCCGGCGGCTCTCCAGGCGCCGACGCCTGATAACGACCGCCGCCGGGTCGTCGATAAATTCGACCGGTCTTCACGCCGCCGAATTGCTCAGCGAAGATTCCGCGCAGATCGAAAAGCGCCTCTCTGATCACCGGTTGAACCTGCCGCTTGACTGATCGAGTGAACGATGCGCGATTCACTTTGACTGTCGCCGTAACCCTCATGGCGTTTCCTCCAGCGGAGCGAGCCAGAAGCGCCAGAAGCGATGAAAACCTGTCGGCAGGAAAATTCCCGGCTCGCCTTCCGAGATTGCGACGACATGAAAGCGCCTGATCCCGTGCTCGAACGCGGCGATCTGCTTCACGTCATCGAGCGTCAATAACTCTTCGGCGATCTGCAACTCGAACATCACCTGCGGCGGCACTCTGCCGCCGTTCACATCCTGATCGCCGTAAGTCCAGCTGCTGTTGATCGAGAGCAATTCAACGAGCGCATTCGTTGAGTCGCGCTTCAGCAGCGTGATCGTGCCCGATTCGCACTGCAGGACGTGGCGGACACGGCGCAGCGCTTCGAGGCGTCGGAGATGAGATTGTGTGAGAAGTCCTGCCATTAACTTACCGCGTCCGTTCTGCCCCGGACGAAAAAGATCCCGCTTAATTCCATCGTATGAATCAGGCCATCGCTCGCGAGCACCTGCACATCCATGCCGTAGTCAAGCCCTTGCTTCGCGAGAGCCGTCTTCGCGCGCGGCAGCTTGAAAGCCATTGCGATAGATCCGTCCGTGGTGTCGGCGTCCGTGATCTGCCCGTTAGCCGTCAATGCGGTCGTGATGTCGAGCTGCATCAAGGCGTCCACGTCCAAGTCCCTGTCCGACGCCTTGATCGTCAGCCAGGCTTTCGTGATCGTGCCGCCTACAGGCACATCCGTGTAGGTGCGCTGAACCGTGAAATCATCGCCGATTACGATAGGGCCGATTTTTAAGCCTGTCCTCGTCATCCTGCCAGTTGAACCTCGATCGAACGCTGCGCGGTATATTCAGGCGGACAATTGACGACCTGCCCATTGCGCCACGTCCAAAGTTTTCCGTCCGCGTTGCTGCCGTTTTCGCGCCCGTAGCCGAAAACGATCGCGTCTAACTGTGCTTCGCCGAAATCGCCGCCGGCGCGCTGTGTGATCGAGCGCTGACGATAGAATATCGGCTTGTGTCGCGGCGGGATTTCGATCCGCATCACCGGCTTTCCCTCCAGGTTGATCAACTGCAATTCAACCGGGTCCGGGCGCCGGTACATAAAATTGCTTCCCGCGGGCGATTCGTCGAGGTAGCGCCCGTCGAGATAAATCAATCGCCAGCGAATTGAATAAACAATACCCACAATCTATAATTTCTATATGAGCGCAACCGACCTAGCGGAAACATTCGCAAAAGAAACCAAAGAGCGCCTGGAATACGACGGTTTCGACATATATTTCAGCTTTGTTCGCACTACCCAAGTCGCACTCGAAGGCGAGTTCACATCAGATCAACTGCGCGTCATTGCCGACCAGCTCGACCGCTTCAACGTCGAATTGGCAAAACTCAACAGCGCTACCTCCTAAGCCTCGGTCCACGTCCAGCGCAGCGTCGGGGTCGCAACGGTCGTGCCCGCCGTGGTATTGGTCGCGTCCACGCCCAAACACATTTCAACTAAATTGCCCTTGCGTCCGGTCCCGGTGAACGGCCCCGCCGCATAAACGGACGGTGGACCGCCTATCAATCCGAGCGCGGTAACGTTCGTGTTGTTGCCGCCCGCCGGGATCACAGGCGCGGTAGAATTGTTGTCGCCGGTGGAAGCGGGCGCGGCAGTGGCCTGCACGTAGCTACCTACGGCGTGATCGGTGCGATGCCATAGCTTCGTGCCGGTCGTTGATTCGCTCGCCACCTTGCCGACGCGAATGTCGGTCATCGTCAGCCCGCCATCTACGGTGATGTCCGGCTGGAAGGTTTTGACGAATGAGAAGTTCGTCCCGGTCGCCGTCGGCGTGGGCACTGGCGTTGTGCCCGAGGCGTCGTCAACGCGATTCCACTTGACGGCAGTAACGGTGGCGACTGAAGGCCCGGCGCCGGTTAGTTGCCTGATTACAACGGTATTTGCCATATAAACCCCTAAAGAATGCGGTTATCCACCCAACTTGATCGAATTGTTCGGCTATCAATCCAACTTGCGCTAATCGTTCGATCATCAACCCACGAAGCGCTTAGCGTGCGATCATCTATCAGCAGCGTCGCCGGCGGGCCGATTGCCGCCGACGTTTCAACGTCCATCAGGACCTGACCTTGAATGCTGATCGCCGCGTCGGTCGTAACGCTCGATTGCTCGACGCGCGCGGTCGCAGCGGTCGTCGAAACGTCTTCATCTTCGGCGCGCGAAAGCGCCGCGTCGCTCGTTACGCTTTCGTCTTCGGCGCGCGAGGTAGCCGCCGACGTGGAAACATCTTCGTCTTCCGCGCGCGTGACTGCCGCCGAGGTTGAGACCTCTTCGTCTTCGGTACGCGAAAGCGCGCCTGTCGCGCTTACGTCGCTCTGGACGGATTGCGAGAGCGCCGCAGTGGTCGAGACATCTTCATCCTCGACGCGAGCGGTCGCCGCCGTGGTCGCTACTTCGGCGTTGGTCTGCCCGGCGACCGTGACGCTGGCATCTGTCGCAACATCTTCGTCTTCAGTCCGCGAGGTCGCCGCCGTTGTCGTTACGCTTTCGTCTTCCGTGCGGCTGATTGCGGCGGTCGTCGTGACCTGTTCGTCTTCGACCCGAGTGGTCGCCGCATCCGTCGTGACGTTCGCAATATTCGTAGTTGAAAGAGCTACCGATGTTGTTACATCGCTGGTTCCCGTCTGGGAAACCGCCGCAGTCGTCGCTACATCTTCGTCTTCGGTTCGAGTGACCGCCGATGTAGTCGTGACATCTTCATCCTCGGTTCGAGACGTGGCGGCGGTCGTGGTGACATTCGAGCTAATGTCCCCGCTCGCGACGCCGGGCTTGACCTCAATCGCTACCCAATTCCACGCCGACGTTCCGCCGCCATCCGTGTCGAAATTGATCGTGACTGTCGAGCCGGAGGTCGGCGTATTGGCGGCCTTGTACAGCGAAATGACCGCGATCGCGCCGGCGTAATCAGCGACATCTTCAACGTCGGAAGACGTCAGATTGCCGTTCTGGCCCCAATCCGTCGCGCATCCAAACCCGCGCGAGCTATCAACCGTGGACGTGTAGGCGTTCGGCGTGTTGCTCGTCGTCGCGCTCGACCCTTCACCAACTGCGCCGACGGGGTCGCCGACGTTGTAGCCGGTGACGATGTAGACCTTCGCGCTTAGCCGATTGGTCCCCCCGTTGCCCGCCGTGCGCGTGACGCTGACCTGCATCGAGGCGCCCGTCGCTACTTCCGCCGTCCAGAGTGATGCGTGACCGTCATTCGCCCCGCCGCCGTCACCTGGATCGCGCTCCACTTCGTTCGTCCAGGCCAGACTGCCGCCCGAGACGCTAATGGTTATATCGTCCGGGCCCCCGCTCGTGTCTCCGTTGACAGCGACTACGAGCAGCGAGTCGTTTGGCGGCGTAAACGAACCAGAGGTGATCGGACTGCCGTTGCCCGGCGTTCCAGTGAAACGGGCGACGCTATCGTCTACGAGAATCTGCGCGGGCGCGGACTGCGCAAGTAGCGCGGTCTGCGATCTCCTGCGCGGATGCCAATAAGTTCGACGATAGACCCCCATCAACCATTACCCTAGAAACTCCATAAAATGCACTACTGCGCCTATCGTCATCGATGCGGCGGGCGCGGTGTTTAGCTTCAATCCGATAATGCCTGCCTGCGGAACCCAGATGCGGCCTTCAGGAATATCCAGCTCCATCCAGCCGCCGTTGAGCACGTTCCAATCATCCTCATCCAGGATCTCGGTGTCCGTGCCTTCAGCCGTTGCGTTTACGCCGGTCGCCGACGTTCCGCCAACAGCGAGGCTCGCCTCAGAACCTGTGCGCAGTTTCAGCGGCGTGAACGAGGTCACAGTAGCCGCCGCCGACTTGCGCACTACGTGCAGGTCCAGGAATTCGGTAGTAGTTTTGGTTTTTTGATATACGCGGGCCTTGACGATCACTAGCGCCCCCGCTCCCGCCTTGATCTGGATAAGCGTCTTAGCGGCAGTGATCGCGGTCGGCGCCAGGCGGACCGCATAGACGTTGCCATTGTTCATATCAAAACTCCCGACCGATCAAGTCATTGACCACCATCGGCTTTTCAGCGATTGTTATTCCAACGCCAGGCTGCGCGAGCGCCAGCGTCAATTCGTCGCGCTTGCGAGTGATGGCGTTCTCGATGACGTTGTCGTTCGCATCGAGCGCGACGTTGATCTGGTCTATAATCTCCGTCGCGCCGTCGTCGCGCAGGATAGAGCCGTCGTCGGCGCGCCAAATAAGATCGACGGCCTTGTTATTGTCCAGGCGGCGAATATTGACCACTTTGCAAATTAGCTTCATTTCTGCCTCAATTTCTCAGCAGCGCGCTTGTATCAAAGCGGCGCCTGAATTCAGCCGGATACTCGTCGCCGGCCGCAACCTCGACGCCTGGAACCTCAAACTCGACCCACGACACCTGAGCCGCCACGCTGGGCGCGGCCGGAGGCTTCAGAGCGATGCTGATCCGTCCCTGGTTGGAAGCGGTAACAAGGGTTGCGGTCGTCGCGTTGTACGCTCCGGCGGATACTTTTACCCCCGTGGCTACTCCGATTCCGCCGCCGTCACCCGAGGTCACGGTGTTATCGATCCTCTCGGTGATGCTGGCCAGACTCGCATTTGTCCAGCCGGAAACCTGCGCCGTAGAACTGATGTCGGTCGTGTGAGAAAACGCGGCGACGATCAGGCAATTGTCTACCGTCGTCGTGTCGCCGTTGATCGAAACCGCGGTATTCGCCGTGGACAGCACGCCGCCCGCCGTCACGTCCCATGGATCGCCGCTCGTAACGCAACCGCGAACGGCCATCATTCTGCCGACCCAGCTGTCGCCGGGGTCGGCGGCTGTCGCGTTGCTCTCACTGCCGGTCGTTCGCTTCCAGAAGATTGAAAGCCGCGTGGCGGCCGTATTGCCTGCCGTGCCTGTGGACTGCGGGGAATCCGCGACGATGGCCCAGCCTGAAGGTGTGGCTACGGCCTGATTTTCGGTCGCAATGAACAGCAGCAGAATGTCGTTATTCAGCAGTCCGGCGGGCGGGGCGACAGAGATCGCCCCCACGCCGTTTCCCACGGCCCCGACCGCCACGAATGTCGGCGCCGCGGAGGCTTGCGTATTTTGATTTGCACGAATCTCAACACGGAGATTCGTGTAGTCGGTGATCGCGTCGGCCTGACCCCCGGTCAGTGTTCGCTCGGCCAGCGCGAACGCGGTCTCGCTGATATTCGTGTCGTCGGTCCAGGATGCGATCTCCGTCGTGCCTTGCAGCAAACGATAGCGCATATCCATCTGGTTGCCGGATGAAGCGCTTTTCTTGCGGTGCACTCTCAGGATGTGGCCGGTAGAGACGCCAGGATCAGGTACGTCGGTCAATGAGAGTTCGCAGGTATCGTTCACGGGCGCCGACGCGGAAGTTATGAAATCACCGTCGTCAGCGGGCGCTTCATCGACCTTTTGCCAGAGCGGCGTCGCCGTCCAACTGCCAGCCGACACATCCCCGTCCGGTCGCGCGAACTCGGGCGACGCATCGAGGGTGGAAAAGGTAAGGGCGAACTCGAACTCACGCCAAGGTATAGGCGGGCCGTCTTCCACCGTGAGCGCCGAGGACACGCCCAGGGCGAGATCGCCCCCGATCGCCGAATAGTCCCGCAGGCAATCGGCGACATTGTCGTCAACCATCGGCAGCCACGTGTTGATGTCGTCGGACTTGACCAGTTCATGCTGGCCCATCTCCAGGTTGAGCTCGTCAACCGTCAGTGCGCGCTGGTAGACTTTTAATGCCGCCACGCGCCCTCTGAAAGCCTGGCCGAAGCTACTGTCATTACCGATTGTCATGCTGTCGGGGCCGATTCCGACGTGATCCATCGTAATATCCAGAATTCCGCCCAGGTAGACTTTTACGTTTACCCCATCGTCGATCATGGCGACGTGATACCAGTTCCCGGCGCTAACAGTGCTTCCAGCCTCGGGAGACCCGCCGGAGCCGTTGTACAGTTCCAACTGGGAACTTGCGTTGACCTGTGCGCTATAAAACTCGCCTGACTGTTCGGCCAATACTAATAGCGGGGACACCCCCGACCCGAACGAGGCAAAATAAAACCAGGCCATCATGGTGGAGCCGAGCGGCGACACTATATTGGTAAACCGCTCCAAACGATCTGAAGTACTGTCGAAAGCTAAACTCATTGATTATGTGTCGCTGTATTCAATCGAGGCTTCCACGAAAAACGCATCCCCGGCCATTGTGTCCCCGGCGGCGGCTGCATCCCGATATATCGTCAGCCATACGGTATCATTGGCGGCGATCGAATCGAGGGCGGTGATCGTCATCGAGCACGTCATCTCACGCCTCGCGGTCGTACCGCCATGCGAATCGGTTACGGTTGCGGCGGTGGCAAACGACTTTGTGGTGATGTCCTGGCTGTCGGTGTCCGGGGTGATACAAGCGATCTGCGCGCCCCATATCACGTCGCTCGAGGTCGCAGTGTCCGCTGTCCAGCGAATAACCAAAGTTAAATTGCCGCTGCCGTAGTCCTTGGCCTTGAATTTCCAGAACGCAGACTCTTTCGTCGCGGCGTCAAACGCCAACACGCTGACGGCGAAATTCGTCCCGTTGATTTTTTTATATTGCGGAAAATTGATGCTCAAAAACTGGGCGCCCTCGGGCAGGAATGCTGTTTTGACTGTAGCCATTTATGCCCCCGTTCCGTATCGCTTGAACGTGACGATACTAAATAGCGCATTCTTCTGCGCCGTGCTTAATACGGTACGCGCGGGCGTCGGGATCGCGCTATTGAGCGAGGCGGCATTATCGTTCGCCCACACATCCATTGCGTCCACAGCCGCCTTGATTTCGGCCTTTGTCAGTGCGCCCGTAATCGCGTCCGTGTTTTCGCGCATCCATTGCGCCCAGCACGCAATGCGGTCGTTTTCGGATAGTTCAGCCATGATTCCTCCTCTAAATAAGCCGCGCGACCATCTCGCGCATTCTCTCCGGCGCCGACAGCGCTTCCGCTTCGACGCGGGACACGGCCACGCGCTCGAATACCGCTTGATAATCCATGTGAATACGCTTCAGCTGATCGCCGTATGCGTGAACGAAAGCGTCAACGCCGCGCATTGGGTTGTCATATTCGCTCGGACCACCGTCTTTCCACGCGTAGTCGTCGAAGATCATCAAGCCGCCGACTTTCAGCAGACGGAAACTCAACACGGCGTCTTCGAGCACGTCGGCGGCTGCGTGCGAGCCGTCGATGTAAATGAAATCGTAGGGTCCCAGTTCAAGCCAGCGGTCTCGCAAGATCCCTTGAGATGACCCCGTAAAGACAGAGACCTTCTCTCTATGCGGATTGATATTCATCAGGAACTGAACATGCAGATCCTTCAAGTCGAGTCCCATCCGAACGTGTTCGACACTTCCCTCAAACGTATCTATGCAATCAATGCGCGCCGTCGGATGAGTGAGAATATTTTCCAGCAGCCACACCGTTGACCGCCCCTCGTATGAGCCGATCTCCAGCGCTCGCACGTTGGGTTGCCCCTTATACCTATCCAGAATCCGCCGCCAATGCGGAATGTTGTGCGAGTGCCAGTCTGTGGTGAAATGCGGCATATTTCCTCAAGCAATATCGACAGCGTGAAAACGTTCGGCCATATCCCGGCAATGTTCCGCAATTTGCGAAACGCTCTGGCCCGCAATGTCGAACAGTTCCGACGCCTTCCCCTCTTTTACCGTCCACGCCTGATGAGCGGCGGCGCGCACGTCAAAGACGTTGTCGTAGTCCGGGCCCGCTTCCTGCCATTCGGCCGTGCCGTCCGTGATCTTCGATCCGGTTCCGATCGGCCATACGGGTTCGGTCGCGCCTGTTTGACCGGGCGTGACGCAAACATATCTGTGACCGTTCCTGACTGTGGGCATTACCACGTCGTCGAAGACGAATGCCGTCGCGGTTATCCAGAAACTGGCCCGCTGCACGGCGTCAAGGATCGAGTTCAATTCAACGTCGTCGAGCGACGGCGTGCTGTCCGGCTGCGCGAGGCGGCGAAGCTCGGATAACGCGATCTCTTTGTGGTCTTCAACGGTTGGCATTTCTCAATCTGCTTCTGCGTTTCTTCTTCTGTGGCTTCTCCGGCGGTTTCACCTCTTCCGCACGGCCACGCTGGATGAGCAGATAGGCGACAGGCTCGTCGAGTTCCAGCTCCTGACCGACGCCAAACATATTCCAAGGCTTGATGAATTTGACTCGTCGCTTAGTCGCCACTTGCCGCCCTCGCTTCCTCGAACTGGCCGCCCGTCCACAGGCTTAAAACCGTCTCCATCCCCGCCAGCTTTTCCTCTATGGGCATCAGGTATTGATGCCAGAGATATTGACTGTCGAGTTGACCGAGTTGGGCGAGGATCTTGCGGAATGACACCGCCTTCAGTCCGAATCGCGCGATATTGCGCGAGACGATGAAATCGTCGATCAGATGATCGGCGCGGACGTGCGCGCGGTTTTCCACCGCCGTCGGCCTGATGCGTTTGACGGCCTCTTCAAACGTCAGGTCGGTTAATGGATGCCAGAGGTCAATGCAGAGTCTTGACGCCACCGCGAACCAGTTGCCCGACGCGATATGCCTGCCGTCCCGCTCGAAATATTCGTCATACACGTAGCGACAGGCTGCTAAATCCATCGCGTTATGCATGATCGAATCCCACGGACACATCGCGGTCACGTCGGGCATATCTGGATGAATCAACGCGTCCGAATCGAAGAAAACGCACCAATCATCGCCACGCTCGCGCGCGAGGTCGTAAATCTGAAGTTTTTCGATCACCGGCGGAAGCTCCGGCGACTTCCGCTCGGTGATGACGAAAAACTCCGCGCCGATCTTGTCGGCGTAGCGCTTGAGAAGTGGATGCGTGAGCGAAACTATGTCGGGCGCAAAGTCATCCACGCACAATGTATAGACCGTCTTCTTATACAAACTTCTGCTCCAGTAATCCGCGCTCGGCTGCCGTGTTCGGGGCTTCCTCGCCGCGATACAGGTCCGCATGCGCCGACAGCAGGCATGCGTTTGTCGAGCCGACCGTCATGAGCAGCGTGATATAGCGCCTGCGGTTGCCCAGAAGATTGATAAACGTGCGAACGCTTACGTTGTCGTTGGCGTCGACGAGCGCCGTGTGGCTCGCGCCCGTAATGTTGACGGCATTCGCGCCGCTGGCCTCGTGGCTCTCCTGCCACTGAATCACGGTAACGCCGTTAGCGCCGGTCAGTCCCGCGCTGACAGTTAGAGCGGCGGCGCGGAATCCTTTCGTATCGATCACGTTCACGACTGTCGCGTTGGCGCCGCCCGCTACCGAGATCGGCGGCACGACGCTGACGAATTTGCATGCTTGAAGGTCGAGCATTTTGCTTTCTCCTATTGTTTGAGGGGCGGAGAGCCCGCCCCGGTTATTACCGCGACGATTACGCAGCCGCCGAGATTAAGCCCACGATCGAGCCGGTTTGGCGATCCGCCGGGGTCGCCGATGCGTTACCTACGTCGTGAATGATGATGTCAATGCGCTCCGTGCCCCTCACGGCTATCTGATCGTTGGCCGACAGCGAGAACGGGTCCGTGAACAGCGTGCGCTGCCGCTTGTCGCCCATCACCGTGGCCATCGAGAGATCGCCTAGAATCGCGGCGATTTGCGAGTTGGCGTCCGTGCGCGGCATTACCTGAGTGAAATTGACGGGATAGCCCAAAAACCGAGGCCGAGGGGCGCGATCCCCAGCAGCTACTTCCGGGAGCGCATTGCCGCCCGCAGCGAGTTCGAGGCGCTGCATAGTCCCGTAATAGAAGCCGCGATGGCAGTACCACGCAGTCTGGTTGGTATCGCCATACTGCGGCAGCAGCGCGACCGTGTTATTGAAGTCGGGAAGGGTGAACTCTGAGAAGAGATTGCCTGACGCGACGAACAGCCCGGCGATATTGGCGATTGTTCCGCTGAGGCCTAGCAATTTCCGGGTAATTCCCGTAATGCCGCCGTAGGTGGGAGAAGCGTCGCCCAGGAATGCAGCCTGATCCTCAGCGAGAGCGAACGCGGTTCCGATCTCGAATGCGAGCTGATCGGCGATTGATATAGCCGAGTCTTCCGTGATCTCGCTCGACATGATCACGCGCGCGGCCAGTTTCTTCGCAACTAACTGCACATTGTCATAAGTCGGCGTCGAGTCCGTGATCGAAGCGCCTTCGCCGACCCATACGGCCGTGACGCCTCCGGTGCGGCGCGGGATCATCTTCGTGTCCGACGCCATCTGGTTCATTCGGGTGTAGCGCCTGAACACGCCGAACTGTTCCAGTAAGCGAATCAGCATATTGTCGAACTCGGGTGGTACGAGCGCGCCGCCCTGTTCGTTGATGCCCTCATTGAGAGCCTTGACTGTTGGGATCCCGTTGTCCCCGCAGAATGTCACGGCCTTCGTACGCAGCGGCGAATCCGCCGGCAGGTTTGTGGCGAACCACCATTGCGCGAACCTGTAGGCCAGTTCTTCGTCTTGCTGGCGGTTCCCGTAAAACCCGATGTATTTCAGATTCCCCAACGCCGAGTGCGCGACCGCCTTACTTCTCTTCGGGTCATTGTTATTACCGTTCGAAAACTGCGGACGATTGACTGCGCCGGAGAACGCTTTCGCGCGCTCGTCGTTTTTCACGCGGGCCTCTTCGACCTTTTTCAGTTCGGCGTGCCTGGCTTCGAGTTGTGTCTGCTCGGTATCGACGGCCTTGATCTCATCAAGTTCCTCCTGGGTGGGCGCTTTGTTGTCCCGCTCTTCGGCCAGGGTGAAGAGTTGCGACAAACGCTTCGTGTTGTTATGCATCGTGGCGGCGATTTCCGTCATCGTCCCCACGGTGAGCAACTGCTCAAAAGTTTTCATTTTTATCCCCTATTAACGGCGGCCATGGCGATACTTCGCCATGAATTCCGCGGCTTCTTTGGCGCGTTTCTCAGCGTTGTCCGTCGCCCCGGCCGATTCGTCGAGTAGGGTTTGCAGGTCGGCGATTACCGCTTTACCGTGGCCTATCCACGAGGTTATCCGCTGGCGATTTCGTTCCGAGAGAACGCGACCGTCTTTTTTTCGCGATTCGTGATTGCCACGGAAACGCGACGTGATGCCCCTCATGGCGACCACCGTCAATTGGGAATGCGTATCGATGTCGAGGCCGTCGAAAGCAGCCACCTGCTGTTCGGCGTCCTCGGTTATTGGTTGGTTGGGACTCTCGCTCGCGTCGTCGGAGACCGGCGCATCATCGAGCGGAGCGAA